ATGAGTACAGATCCTAAATCAGCGTTTCCTAAAGCACTACAGTATTACATGAGCATCAATGGAAAACGTCAACAAGATCTAATCAGGGATCTTAACATCAGCTCCCCCACAATATCTCAATGGATTAACGGAAAGATGTTTCCAAGAATGGACAAAATAGAAATGTTAGCTAACTATTTCCACATTGATACTACAGATCTAATGTCTGATCCTTACCAAAAGAAACAATCTAACTCATCTGATCCAGTGATACTTGCAAAGCTACTTGAAAGTAATACCTCACTTTATGAGTTATTTAAGCAAGTAGTTAAACTGGAGGAGCAAGATCTAATCCTACTCAAAGGGATAGCTCAAAGAATACTTGAGCTTAAGGGAGAGGAGCCGTAAGGCTCCTTTCTTTTTACTTAATTCCAATCATTACACTGTTACCTCCACCTTTTGACAAGTGGCGTAATAACTCCTCAACTGTCAGACTGCTGTCAATTTTTCTCATCAGCATCTCATTTTCTCTCTGGTAAGCGTTAGACTTATCTCTTTCAGACGCTAAAGCAATCTCTACCTTATGTTTATCCTTATAGAGCTCCTCACAGCTCCTCTTATATCCCTCAATATCAGACTCCAGCTTTTCAACCTTAGCCTTATAATCCTCATTCTCCCTCAGTAGATTTTCATTCTCTACAGTAAGAGACTTTACATTATCCATCAACTTATTAACATCCAGATCCTTACTCATTCCTGAGATCCTCCCTTAGTCTTTTATTACTCTGTTACCTACTTTTGTGAAGTCCATCATATCCATAGGGACTCCATAGAGCTCACTCATTTTCTGCCCTAAATCCATGTCCGGGCTACTCTTTCCCTTTTCGTAATTTACAAGGGATACCTCAGAGATCCCAAGAGCCTTAGCCGCTTCTCTCTGATACAATCCAGCCTGTACTCTACAAGCTCTCAATTTCCATTTAAACATTTATTCTACCTCCAGACTTTTTCTGTATGCCTCAAGAGCTGACTCTGTTACTATGGATCTCTCTCTTATGAGAATCTGTTGATACTCTCTTTTCTCTGTCTGGATCTCTCCGGCATCAATCTTTCTTCCCAGAGTCCTCCTTGAGATCCCCAACTCAGCCGCCGCCTCTTCAAGAGTATATTCTTTCTCAGGTTCGCTCTCAGGCTTCGTATTTTGCCCCTCTGTGCCATTTTCTAACCTTAAGCCTACAGCAATAAGGAACTCCTCTTTCAGTTCTCCCCTGAGCTTATTAGAGAGCCTCTTACAGCCATCTAAAGAAACTTGAAAGCACTCACGGACTTTTCCCTTACCATCTGTGTAGGTATCCTCTTTATAATACTTCTCCGGGGTTTCAAGGTTCTTTAGATCTGTTCTGATAGTTCTCATCAAGTTATCATGTCTTTTCTCCATGAGATCAGCTACATCTTTACTACATAATCTATCTTTCAACTAAAATCACCTCCCTTAGGCTTCTCATAAAGTGATAACCTAAAAGAGGTGAATATTTAGACAAAGATTTTTAAAATTCTTCAAAAGTTTAATTTTACTCTACTAAGTGGCTCACATCTTCCCTCTCCAGCTCAGTAGCATCATAGAGATACAATGTTCCATCTTTAACCTCACATACAGCCTCATAGCTTACAATAGCTTTATTGCTCCGGTCATACACCACAGCTCTGTAAGGAAGTCTCTCAGGCTCCTCAAATAACAGATGATAACCTCCCACAATCATTAACAAGATCATTGCAACAATCAGGACAAATATATTGAGAAACATTAAAATACTTCCTACATATGAGTTTTTAGAATCCATAATCCTCAGCCTCCCCTTTCTCTCCCTCTTTATTCTCCAGTAATGGCTTAATGTATCCGGCGTTAATATCCCACATCACCATTACATCCTTGTTATTGATACCATATCTGTTTTTCTTCATGGAGAGCTTTAAGATCCCGTCAATAACTGAGAGGGAGATTACTCTGGTAGCGTTCTGTGCTACTCCATCAGACTCAGCCAGATCATGTAACTCTGGAGACTGACCTTTCTTTTTATTCTTGACCGCCTCTCTATTTGCCTGAGCCAGCATGATTACAGGCTTACCCAGTTTCTTACTCAGCATAAAAGCATCCTCAGAGATATTGTTATAAGCAATACGGGGAGTATCCGCTCTCCTCTGATCTGTCATAAGAGAAAGCTGATCTATGATAATCATATCTGATCCCAGCTTTTTAGCCAGAGTCTCAAGCTCTTCTACTGTTGGCTTTCTGCCCCCAAAATCATCAGGAGTAACAATCACATAACCAGACTTTGTAGAGAGCTGAGAGATATAATTTTTATAATCATCCTGTAAGAGCTTAGCTCCATCTGATCCCTCTTTCTTTCCCAGTATCCCGGACCCGTTAAGGAGTCCCATGTTACTGAAATGTTTATGGAGTGTATCAAATCTAAAACCTACCATCTCCACACTCATTTCTCCTGAATACTGGAGGATCTTATAACCAGCCTCCCACGCCACTGTACCGAAAAACTCAGCTATCCATGATTTACCCACATTAGTTCTACCTGTGATAATTACAAGCTCCTCACCAAATAACCACCCATTTGTAAGATCATCTAACTGAGTGAGTCCTGTAGGGATACCCATAAGCCCTTTCATATCACATCTTTTCAGGTAAGAGCTTAATCTGTCTTTAGCTGAGGAGATGATATCTACACCCTCTCTGTTTTTACTTACCGGGTTATCTTTCTGCAAAGTCTCCAGTGCCGCTCTCAGATAATCATAGGCTTTCAGGGAGTCCTCTCTTAACAGGTTTCCTCCCTCCTGAACTATAGGGACTAACTTAGTGTAAAGGAATTGCTCCTTTATCCTGTCAGCTAAATAGTCCATGCTCTCTGTTACTTCCAACATCTGAAAATCTTTGAATTTCTGTAAGAAAATCATTTTATCCGGGAGCTGTTTATATTCTGCCTCATGCTTCTGGATAAACTGGATCTGATCCTTACAGGTTAAAAACATCTCATCCCGGAGCCCGGACTCTTTCAGAGTATCCAGAGATCCCCCCTCCAAGAGTTTACAGATATAGCTCTCTTCTACTAATCCATTACCAGCCATTACTTAACCCCTCCCCTCTTATCCTGTCCGGTTAAATGTATCTCTGTAACGGATCCTCTTATCCGGCTCCTGATCCGCTCTCCCATTCTTTTCCCTATATCATCCAGAGAACAATTAGAGGTATAAATGGTACTAAGTCCTTTCATCATCCGGGTATTGATGATACTAAGCAATCTCTCATTAACCCACTCTGTAGACTTCTCAGCTCCTATATCATCAATAATCAGGAGCTTACAGTTTTTGAGCATTGCTAACAGCTCTGAGAAATCTGGATCAGGATCATCATAGCTCTGTCTAAGATCATCCAGAAAAGTAGGGAGATAGATATACAACCCCTCATTTTCTAAGCCGCTCTTAAACGCCACCTTTCGGAAATAATAGCTCAGGATCTTACAAGCCCATGAGGTCTTACCGTTACCAGTGGACTCACTCCAGATATACAGCCCCTCACCTTTCTCAACTCTCTCCTCAACACTTTTCATAAAATCATTGAGAGCCTCAAAAGCTCCCAGATCTTTCCCCTCTGGTACAAGTGGGATATTATAACAGTACCGCTCCGGGATCCGGCTCATTTTGTATAAAGCTCTCAAGAGTCTGTATCCGTCACAGAACTCATTGCACTCAGTCTTTGATTTTTTGCAATAAACAGACGCATAACATTTCATAAACAACTCCCCCTTTCTCCAACTAATTCCTTATAAGTACGTTTTCCTTGATTCCACCTATAAACCAAAGTATTAACAGAAATTCCAGTCTCCTCAGATATAGCCCTTAATGACTTTCCATCACAAACTCTCTTCGTATATGCTCTCTTATTCTGCAAAAGATCCATACCAGAATAATATCTACTCCTGATTGTACCAAGGGGAATTCCCGACTCTTTAGCAATATCAGACAAACACTTTCCCTTAACCCTTATTGTATCTCTCCTGTTTCGTAATTGATCTTCCATCAAAATCCATCTACAATTATATGGAGCATAATTCCCATTCACATCTACTCTATCCAAAGTTAAATTATCAGAATAATTCTTACAAGATTGAACCCACTCATAAAAACAATCATATGATAGCCATTCAGGGCAAACTGAAATACCCCTTTCTCCATACCATTTATAAGCCGCACATTTAGGATTAGTACAACGAGCTATCATTGATTTCCATATATAATAAATCCTGTTACTATGCCACTTTCCATTTTTCCTGTACCCTGTAGGGTATTTCCACTTTCTTTGAAATCCTTTCATAGATTTACAACTCCTTTCTTTCTGAGTAATAACCAGCTAATCTCTGATTTTTAGACAAAAAAAAAATGAGGAGAGCTTTTATACTCTCCTCAAAATTAAAATACTTTCAAGTTTCCACTCTCATCTCTTGCAAGCTCAGCCGGATCATATACCGTAGATACAACTTTCTCAGCGGATTTATCTTTAAGAGGATAAAGGTCTTGCCAGTTATTCCTGATACTCTGATCCAAAATCTTATCAGCTACAGACTCATCATCCTCAGACAGCTTTTTGAGTCTGTTAATCATTCTGGTAAGAGCTCCGGCTGTTGTTATAGGTTTCTTTATATTAACCCTCATGGATAGAAAGTCTCTGAATGAATTTTTCAGAAAATCTTCTGTAAAGCTCTCCTCAATCCTACTATCAATCTCAGATTTTGAAAGATAATTTTTTATAGTTCTCTTTCCTTTTGGTTTATCAGTATTTTTCTCAGAGTTATCCATAAAAGGATCTGGATACTCATTAAGAGTGTAATCCATATCATAAAATTTACCTCCTGATCTAAGTACAGACCGTACAAGATAACCTTCTCTTTCCAGCTCTTTTAAAGCCTCAGTTATGGCATCCCGTCCCTCTTTTAATACAGATACCAACCCATTAACTGAATAATCCCACTCTGGAGGTAGGCTCCACATAAAAGCATACAATCCTTTTGCTTTTATAGAAAGATTTTTATTTTGTAAAACATGATTATAGATAACGGTATAATTACCCGTCTTGTTAATCTTTATCTTTCCCATAAGTGCCTCCCAAAAAAGAAATTACATACTCAGACTATATTTTAAATAATTCTTACCGTGCAATTCCTCAAAAGCTGATAACTGTTCTGGATCCGAAAAATCTACATCATCAAATCCAGCATAAAGCAATAAAAACAATGCTTTAGCCTTAAGAGACAAATCAGCATCCTCATAAAGGGCTGTTATAATTTCTATCGGAATCGCACTATATTTAGGACTTCTCATTTCTACATCTCCTCCAGTAACTTCTCAATGTTCTCACATACCTCATCAAACCCCTGTTTGATGATAGCCGCTCTCTGATCCGGAGATGTTCCTCCATCTACTGTAAGTACCATTCTTGCTGTAGGCTTACACCAGATCCCAGCCTTATTCTGTACACTCATTCCTAACTCCACCTCAATAGAGGCTACTCTTACCTGCGGTTTATTGTTATTATTCTCTGCCATGATTATTTTTCCTCCTCTTTAACAGCATTTAAAAAATTTTCTTTGAATAACTCACTTACAAGATCAGCCATAATAGGGGTTATTGCTAACATCAACATAACTCTCAGCTCAGGATCACGTTCCTTAGCTATGCTCATAAATTTACCTTTAGCCATCACATGAGCCTGAGCCTCCATAAACTGACGCTGAGTAATTGTGATAGGCTTATCCAAATTCTCCTCATACTTCTTTCTGAGTCTTTCCTTTCTCAGTATCTCTTCATTTTTTTTTTGTCTCTTCCTCTGGATCAAAACCAAAAGCTCCAAACATTCCCATACCACTAAACATATTACTTTTCCTCCTTATTCTTTTTGAAATACTTTTTATTTAACTCCTTTGTAGTCAACCCCATTTTCCGGGCAACAACCTTTTTCATTGGCAACTCCTTTTTATTCTTCTGGATCTGCCTGTTTAACTTCCTGAGAGTGTTCATCCTCTAACCCTTTCTCAAACTCTTCCAGAGTAACCTCATCCACCTTACCTCCCTCATCAAAGGTAATAGTCTCTGTAATGTCTGTAGATCTGTTATCAATAGTCACTGAAAGATTACAAAGTTTTGACTTAAAAGGTGTACTCCTGTCCTCTGTCTTTAAGTAATCATATTTGCCGGGGATTCTTTTAATAGTCCCTAACGCCAGAGAGATAATATGGGTAAGCTCTTTACCATTTACAATCAGCCCATCACCATCATCCTCTACTACAGCATTTAAAAAATTTAATTGAATCATATAGCTTTTAGCTCCTTTCTTTTATTTGCCTTGCACTGAGTAATAACTGAAAGCTGATAAGATTTTTAGACAAAAAAAAAAAGAAAAGTTTTTGAACTCCTCTCTCTAAAAAATCTTTGATTTTTTAGATTTTTAGTATTTTGTTTATTTAGTATTTATTTGTTGTGGATTTTCCGTAATCGGAAAAACCGTATACGGAAAATCCGTAAACGGTGAGAAAAAAAAAGAGAGTTATTCACTCTCTTTTCTCTTCATATTTCCGTAACGGTCTTTATGAGATTGTCCAGCATACTCTATAATCTTCTGAGTATCCTCAGCACTCCAATACTTATAGCCGTTTGGCTCAGTATGAGGAGCCGGGATCAGTCTACCCTCCCCGGCTTCTTCTCTTTGCTCACTTGCTTTACTCCAGAGCTTTATAGTCTGAGTAGATACCCCACAGAGCTGAGATACTTCTGTAGCTGTATAGTGGATTATTCCATTGATAACTTTCATTCCTCAGTCCTCCTCAATGATCTATTTTATTCCTCATTTATCTCTCATTAGCATAAACCTATATAATATCTTAGCATTAAAGCCTTAATACTGCAATATCTTTCTGAGAATTTCTCCCACATCTATACGGGATCCCTTACCCTCAACTACTCTGTCAAAGAGAGCCTTGTTATCCCTCAGCATCTCCTCAATACCCTCATCTACTGTATTTGTAGCTACCAGAGATACCACGTTTACAGTATTTTTAGTTCCGATTCTGTGAGCCCTGTCCTCAGCCTGTTTATTCTCAGCATCCCAGTAGCGTTTATCTACAAAGAAAACATAGCTTGCCGCTGTCATTGTAAGACCTGTTCCCATAGCTCCTATAGTTCCTATAGCCACTTTACAAGTAGGATCATTCTGGAACCTTTCAACTTCTTTCTGTCTGTCCTCAGGATCTACAGCACCCACTATATAAGCCGGATTATAGCCTTTTAAGGCTTCTTTATACACAGAGGTAACTTGCTCCCACTGAGAGAAGATTAAAGCCTTATGACCGCTTTCTGTGATCTCCTCCAGCATATCCTTTACCCTCTCTAACTTAGGGTTATCATCTCCAAAGACTCCTCCTGTAAGCTGTCTAAGTCTTACTGTACAGCTCAGAGGGTTAGGGATCTCAAGGATATTCTCCAGATTATCCACGATACCCTGACGGATCTCCTTATAGAGGATCCTCTGTTTTCTTGTAAGTTCAATGTACTCAGTAGTGTAAATTTTCGGAGGGAGGTCTAACACTTCCTCTTTCTTTCTCCTCAGCATAACAGTGTTAAGCTCTTTATTTAACTCATCCAGATTTCTGTGAGCAACTACCTTGTAACCATTAAAGCCTCCCATGATACAGTATCTATTTTTGAATTGATAGTAATTTCTCTTTTCCACCCTGAGCCATGTGAGGATATTCCAGAGATCTTCTGCTTTATTCATTGGAGTACCTGAAAGCCCTATCCTGATTTTGCTCCTCAGCATCCTCATAGCTATTCCCTGAGCACTTCCACCATTTTTCCCTTTGTGGATCTCATCCACAATAACAGCCCCTATAAGGTCATCTTTAATCTTATAATATAGGCTGTCCATGATCTTCTCATTTCTCAGGCTCTCTATATTGATGATCCCAAAGTAAGGACTACCATAGAGCCACTGATCTATCTGTTGGATCCTTTTGTCTACTGTCTTTCCATCAATCACAACACAGCTCTCATTTGAGTGTACTGATACCTCCTTTTTCCAGTTATATTTTACTGAGTTTACTCCACAGACTATCAGACATTTACCTATCTCACCTTTCCGGGCTACTGCAATATCAATACTCTCTTTTGTCTTTCCAAGTCCCTGATCGTCTGCAAGTAAAAGATTCTTACACTCATAGCCCCTGTTAAAAGCCTCTATTTGATGAGGAAACGGCTTTGTTTTAAAAGGGTAATCAATTATAGGCTTAATATCTTTCAAGCGTTCCCTGATAGGCTCCTGAGGCTCCTCAGCCTTACTTTCTTCTTTCTCAACTAAGCCATCCAGATATTTAGCGTTCACATTGATATCATCAACCCCAAAGAGATCTACTAAGTGCTTAAGCTCACTTGAGGGGATCTCCCACGCCTTTTTATCCGGCACATACCTTTTGTACTTGAGTGATCTCATCTTGTTTAAATAATCCTTGCTGTACCTGTAGGACACAAGAAAAGCATCCTCAAAAAATTCACCTTTCTCCAGTTTCTCAAGTTTAATCATAAAAAAAACCTCCTTAGCTATTACTTTGAATATTTAGTAATAACCAAAGAGGCATTGAGATTTTAGACAAAACCTGTATAAATTGTTTTTATGCTACCAAACTATAATAGATCTGATAGTCTTTGTGGCTGGAGTGATATTCTCCGGCGACTCTTCTGTATTCAGTTAGTATCTTGCAAGGTTAAGTCCACTGCGTCTTGAAATACTTTTCTTTTTGGTGCA